AAGAGATTTTTTAGTAAGAACATCAGATGAATCAGCTTGGGAATACCCCAATTCATTTGAAGAAATACCATCAAAACACCCAAATGAAAATGGTTATAATCTAATAAGTGAAGAACTTTATAATTATATAGTAGATAACAACATAATATAATGGCATCAGAATTTCAACTATTTGATGGTAAAAATTTATCATCATTATTTAAAGATATATACGAAAACCAACAAAACAAAAAGAAAAACATTTCCGATTTGATTGAATCATTGAGGAAACTAATTAAGAATGTTGGTGAAGCAACTGTTATTGCTCCAATTATCAAAGACTTAATAGAGGTATCGGTTAAGAACGATGACCATCTTATTAAACTTGCAACAATTGCACAAAGATTAGCAGCAGCAGAGGCAAAGGGTATTGGTGAAGATGGTTGGTTAAGTGAGCATGAAAAAAATCAATTACTTACTGAATTAGAAGATACAGTAAACGAAATTGAAAAGAAAAATGAAGAAAAATTGGTTGATATTCAAATAGAATTAGATGATATTAAATCAAAAATTTAATGGCTAGTATTGAATCATATTTAGCAACGGTAGATAAAGTATTTCCTATTGATGTGGATTTAACTCCATATGAAAAGGGTGAAGATGCAGATTTTGTGTCTGTATATAATAAAAACAAAGATTTTTCTGATAAAGATGCAAGAATGTATGGGGCTATAACTTTTATATACCCAGATATGACTACCGAATATTATGCTTATCCATTCGATAAGAATAATTTCACAATACCAATTAAGGGAGAAACTGTATTGATAATCGAAATAGATAAATCTAATATATTTTGGCTACCATATTCAGTAACACCATATTCTAATTATAGAAGAGATTATGTTACATATAAAGCATTAGAACCAACCAGCAACAATAAACCAAAAGAATCAAGCGGTAATGGTCAGAGTTTAAGAGAAACAAAAGATTCGGGTGGTCAAACTAATTCTGAAAATAAAAAAAGTTCTACGGAAGAATATAAAGTAAACGAAAAAATTAAATTCTTAAAACCAAAGCAAGGCGATACTATCATAAGTGGTAGAGTTGGCAATACGATTCGCTTTAGTGAATTTCATTTAACCGAAGATGGTAAAACATCATCACCTGGTATATTCATTCGTAATAAACAAAACCCAGAGTTAGATTCTAAAAAGATTGGTGAATTGATTGATGAGGATATTAATAAAGATGGTACATCTATTTACATCACATCTAATAAAATAAAAGTTCCATTTAAAGAAGAAATAAAAAAAGAAAAGAAAGGATTTAAAGATTATCCCAATTCTAAAGATTTAAGTGGAGACCAGTTATTTGTAAATTCAGATAGAATTATATTATCAGCTAAAGCAAAAGAATTTATTATATTTGGTAAAGGTAATACGGGTGTTATTACCGATGGTAATTATTCTATTGATGCTGAAAAAGAAATATACTTTCATAATAAGAAAAATATAACAATTCATTCAGAAGGTTCTAACAATATCTTTTTAAATTCAGATAATGGTAAAATATATTTGGGTAAAGATAAAGGTGAAGGAGCAGCTGGTGCAGCTGTTCAGAAGATGGTTATGGGTGGCGAATTAGTAAAAATAATGGGTGAGTTAATAGATGAAATAACGAAGCAAATATATGCAACACCAGTTGGACCAACAGCAACTGGCCCAGTAAATATAGCAGCATTCAAAGCGATAAAAGGAAAATTAAATACTTTATTATCTGCCAAGAACTTTTTAAGTAAATCATAATGTCTTGGACACTATTTAAAATAAATGTTTTAAAATCTATGGTATCTTTTCAATTCGCAAAAGATACAGATGCATTTGCTGATTTTTATGCTAAAGAATATGACCAATGTATAAAAAGAGGTGGTGATATGTTATATGGTGTTCCTGTTATAAATGGTAACGTTAGCGGAATGGCTGATGTTATTAAAAGAGCATTAAAAAAAGGACAAGATAGTGATGGTGAAAATTTTAATATACTACAAGAAATATACCCATCCGCATTCGATGCATATTGGCAAGGCGCTGAAATGGCACCAATACCAAACCCATTACTAAAGCCTGCCGGATGGCAATCAACTCCACCAGCACCAGGAACAATTATGAATATTGGTCCAAACCCAATAATGTTAGCAGCCTCAGCTGCGCTACATAAAGCTGAAGTAGAAGCTACAAAAGCATTAGAAGATAAATTAAAAGAACAAACTATTAATATACCACCAATTGGTGAAGTAAATGTATATGAAGTAATTCAAAAAATATTAAAAAAAGAACCAGTTGATTCTAAAATATCCAATCATCCTGCGATAAAAGCAGGAAAAAATATAATACAAAAAGCAAAACAGGCTAAAAAGAAAAAACCATCAATAGGTTCTCAATTAAAAAAAGCAATTAAATTTCCATTTCCACCATTACCAAAAAGAAAAGAAATTATAGAAAAAGCTAAGAATAAATTATTAGAAGCTGCAGTTGAACAATTAAAAGCTCAATTAATTATACCAATAGAAGCAACTATATTAGCACCAATAATATCAGCCATACAAACCGCAGTTGAAATATCTAACAATATTCCAAACCCAAAACCAACTCCACAACAAATTAAAAAATTTGTAAAGGATACAATAGATGGTGTAGTTCCCGAAATACAACTGCCGGGCATTAATATACCAAAAGTACCAACAAAGGAAGAGTTAAAGAAAATGGTAGAAGAAAAAATACCAACCAAAGAGGAATTATTGGCAATGGCTTATGATTTGATTAAAGATAAAATACCACAAATTCCTAATATATTTTTTATACCACCAACCATTAAATTTAGTTTTCAAACAAATATAATGATTAACCCATTTGTTAATGTGGCTAAAACCCATTTAATGGGAGTTAGTGGAATTATGTCCGTTATGGCACAATATCCACCACCCGCTCCACCCGCTCCGGCAATACTCAATTGGAGTGGTTATAAAATCATAGGTTAATACAATCGTATTAAATTTATTCTTTCAATATTTATTATTAAACATATACAAATTATTATGGATTCAAAATTATTAGTCGGATTAATTAAGGAGGTTGTTAAGAGTGAAGTTAAACAACAAGTTAAAGAAGAATTAGCAAAGCTAATCAAATCCGGTGCAGTTACATTAAATTCACAAAAGAAAACATCTACTCCAACATTGAGAGAGATGACAGAAGTTGCTCCTAAAAATATTAAAAAACAGCAACCAATTGTACAACAAAAACCTCAACAAGTAAAAGAATTTACAAAAAACCCAATACTAAATGAGGTATTGAGTCAAACAACACCATTCACTGCCGCACAAAGAGCAGAAAGTGGTGTGCCTGGAGCAGGTGGTAGTGTGTTAGATATGCTACAACCACAACAAAGTATGGAAGATGAGTGGGAAACTATGGATTACAGAATGATACATGATATTCCACAAAACACACCAAACTTTGAATCAACAGGAGATGCATTGCAAGATGCAACTGTTAAAGCATTGACAAGAGATTATTCAGAATTAGTAAAGAGATTTAAATAATGGCAATAGAGCTTGGTAAAGTAAAAGTAGATGATTTAGTTGAAAATGACTATAAAGTTTTAGGTATTGGTATAAACCAATCATCTAATTCTAATGGGGTTTTTTCAACTAATTTCACAACATTACAACAAGCTAAAAATAATTTAAAAAGTCTGATTCTTACAAAAAAAGGAGAAAGATTAATGCAACCTGATTTTGGTTGTGATGTTTGGAAAGTATTATTTGAACCAATTGATAATATAGAAGTATCAATAGAAAATTCTATAATAAATGCGGTTTCAATATGGTTGCCTTATTTAAATATAAACGAAATAATATTCGATTATGATGAAAATGATATAGATACAAACAAAGTATCTTTGGATATAAAGTTTTCATTACAATCAAACCCATCACTATCAGACTCAGTACAAATAAATGTAGAAAAGTAAAATGGCAATAAATCCTATTAAAAAAACCTTTGGAGAAAAAAAGACTTTGAATTATTTAGGAAAGGATTTCGATTCTTTCAAGCAGAATCTTATTGATTATACAAAAACATATTTTCCAAATTCATATTCAGATTTTAATGAGGCATCTCCAGGTATGGTATTTATCGAACAAGCCGCAGCAATTGGAGATATACTATCCTTTTATCAGGACACTCAATTAAAAGAATCTATGTTAGCACATGCTACAGAACGTAAGAACGTTTTAGCATTAGCACAATCTATGGGGTATAAACCAAAAGTTACATCACCGGCAATCACTACAATAACTGTATATCAATTAGTTCCATCTAAAGGAGCACCTAATTATGAACCAAATGAAGCATACTATTTAAAGATAAAAGATGGTATGGAAATAGAATCGGCTACAAATAATTCGGTTGTATTTAGAACGGTAGATACGGTAGATTTTTCAAATTCAACTGATAGAGAAATTGATGTTTATGAAAGAGATGGTAATGGTGTACCACTACAATACTTAATTACAAAAAAAGTAAAAGCAATTTCTGCTAGAGAAGTATCGACTACAATTAGTTTTGGCTCATATGAAGAATATCCAAATGCCGTATTAACCGATACGGATATCATTTCAATAACAAATGTTACCGATGGTTCTGGAACAAAATACTATGAAGTTCCTTATTTAGCACAAGAAAGTATATTTGTAGAGCAACCAAATACTGAAGCTAATGGTGGAACTCTAAGTGAATCATCATCGATTGTACCATACATTTTAGAAGTACAAAAAGTTCCACATAGATTTTCTGCAAAAGTTAATTCTGATAATACAATAACTTTACAATTTGGTAGTGGAAATAATTCAGCCGGATACGAAGATGAAAAATTATTACCAAATACAAAAAATGTGGGATTAGGATTAGCTAATTCAGTTCAAAGATTGAATCAAGGAATAGACCCATCTAATTTTTTAAAAACAAATACATTTGGAGTAGTGCCTGTAAATACCACTCTAACTGTTAAGTATTTAGTTGGTGGTGGTATAGCATCAAATATAAACCAAGGTGATTTAACATCTATCCGTAGAATTGAATTTGAAGAAGATTTATTATCTTTTAATACAAATGATGAATTAAATTCATATAATGCCGCAAAAGGAACTGTTGCTGTTGAAAATTTAGAAGCAGCAGTCGGTGGTAGAGGGGCTGAATCAATAGAAGAAATCAGACAAAACGCATTAGCAATGTTTGGTTCTCAAAATAGAGCAGTAACTAGACAAGATTATGTAGTTAGAGCATTATCAATGCCGGAAAGATATGGTAGTGTTGCAAAAGTTTATGTAAGTCCAGATGGAGAAGTTGATAATAACTCACCGGCATCAATACTTGCAAACCCACAAAATATAGCAGAGTTTGTTGGTTTAGTTGAGGGGTTAAAAGATAAATCAAAGCAAGATATACAAAAAGAATTAGTTAAATATCTTACACAAAAGAAAACAAAT